ACTCCATTAAGTTTACATTTAATAGCATCAACACCATTAGGCCAAAAATGAGAACAGTTTACTTCATCATCTTCGGGAGAAAAACTTACATAACTTTGTCGATTTGGAGTTGGTATAGCAGTAAACCTATAACAATAATCTTTTGATGGGCATAGTGCATTATCACACATTGAGATATCAGGCATATTATTTATTTTTTAGTTTTAAAATATTTCTCATTACGTTATTTACGCTTTCTTTATTTACTCCTTTTGATAAATTCCATTTCATTATTCGGTTAATTCTATATTCGGGTGTATGTTTCATAATCTTTCAATGTTTTCTAATTCTTTATTTCTTAAATATTCAATTTCTCTTTGTAGGTAGTCTAAAGCCTTTTCAAGGTCTTGCAGTTCATTTTGTTTTTTACCAGCTCGGCAAATATATTTAAGAACATTAAATCTAAAAAAATTTAAATTATAATGTATTCCAACATCAATTAAATCGTAATCTTTTCCGCTTGTGTAATGTAATGGTATCATAATTAAAATAAATTTGTAATTCTCATTATCTGTCCGTGTTTTTTGTGGTGTACAAAACCCTCAACTGCTTTTGGTGCGTGTTCGTAACCGTTTCTATGATGCCAACTATCAGTACCGCTTGGAGTTCGTAATGCTTCAACACAAACACTCATATAATCTTTACTTATTTTGTGGTGAAAGTGATGTATATAAAAGTATTTATGTTTGCATTTAACCCAGTCTTTGCTTTCGTGAGCCATTAGCATAGGTAAGTCTTGTTGCTTTGCTCCATCACCGTGAGAAGTTCCTATTAAATTTTCTCCATAAACAAAGTACTTACGATGCGATATACTACAATCAAACTTTACATTTTCGCAGTTTCTAAAATGCGTTTCGATAACTTGTGCTAAAAAGAAACCGTTTGTATAATCGTGATTGCTTGGATTAAAAACTACTTCTACATCGGCAACACAAATTAGCTTTTCAATAATATCTACATACAACTGTTTTGCTATTAAAAAATTACTATGCCACATTCCATCTGTATCTTGTGGTGTTCCACTTGTGGTTGTTCGTTTGGGATTGTCGATGTGTAAAATATCATTACCTATAACAAAAAGTATTTTATCAATATTCAAACTACTTACTTTGTCAAGTATTCCATTTACACCACTTAAAACCCTTTGTACTGCTATTTGGTTATTATAACTTTCGCCAACTTCAAACGCACTGCATAACTTCCCTATATGTATGTCGGCTGGGTCTATAACTAACAAATGAGCCTCTTTTTGCTTTTCCCTTTGATAAGTGTTGTATTTTGGAGAATAGTCTTTTAAATCGGCTAAAAATGATTTATGTAATTCTTCAATTTCCTTTTCAACGTTTACGCCTTTTATAGGTTCGGTAATAACCCATTGTTGTTTAGTACTTACATTTGTACTAACTCTTTTTATTATGTGATTGTTTGGAATATCAATTAAAGCATCAGGGACTAGCTTTTCAATTTTCGATATTACTTCGCCATCTTTATTTAATGTTCTTTTAATCTCTTTAAAATTAGAATTGTGGAAATCTCTAATTTTATCTAATTGTAATGTTTGAATATTTAGGAAATCCGACTTTATAATTCTCTTTAGATTTTACTTCAAATCCTAACGCTATTGCTTCGTGTGGTTTAAGTCTAATTCGCATAAATATTTAGTTTAGTTTTTCAAATGTATAAAAAAAGTAGTGAGAAACACTACTTTAATTTACTATTTATAATTGTTATGCATTATAAAGTAGTGAAATACAACGCACTTTCTTTAATTCGTCTTGTAATTAAACCTTGTAAAACAACCCCTCCGCCTTTATTCCATTTTAAAAACTCTTTCGCTATCATTGCATCGTTAGGGTTTACATTTACTTTTTTTAATAGAGTACTTGAAGCTAAAGCTCCACTACCAACATTGTAAGCAAATGAAACCAATGCATTGAATTGATTTTGTGTAAGTGGTTTATGTACTAAATTATCAACTTTTAAAGCGTAACGGTCAGCACTTATTTTTAGTAAATCTTCTGCACGTTGTTTGGTTATTATAGCATCCGACATTTGAACTTTTACGTTATTCTCATAGTACGTATTTCCGTAACCTATTGTTGGAACTCCAGCAGAACACTTATACGGTTTCAAACTCAACCCCTCAAAACTTTTTATAATATCGTAGCCTTTTTGATTTAGTTTCATTTCGCTGCTTTTTTATGTTTATCAAAATCCTCTTTTAACTTTTCGTAAAGAGCCTCTAAACTATTGTATTTCTCTAATAATTCTCGGTGTAACTTTTCCCAATTTTGAGATTGCTCAACTTCACGAGCATAAGCAAGTTGAATAGAATTAAACTGCTCCTGCATACTTGTTGCTTGTTTTCTTAACTCGTCAATTTGTGTTCTTAAATATTCTCTTTCGCTTTTAAATTCTAATATGATAGCATCTTTATCAACTTTTAAAGCCTCTTTATCTTTGTTCGCTTGGTCTAATAAACTTTCGTATAACTCACGAACTTTAACAGCGTAATCAACTTCGGCTGTTTCAATCTCTACATTACCTTTTTGTAGTTGTTGATTTTTTTCTTGTCTACCTCCTAAAAAATACATTATTGGTGCTGATAAAAACCCCGTTAATGTCAACCAATTATCTGCTAAAAAATTCATATTTATTTATTATATTTTGTGAAAAAACACATTGTAAAATTCTCTTTATAACTAACTCCAATCCATTCATAAACAGGATTACTCATACTTTTTTTGTGCGTTGGACTTTCCATATACGCTTGGAATACATATTGCGCAGAGTTTTTAGGACATTGTTGTATTATCTCGCCACAGAAATCGGCTTTACTTTGCTCAAATCTTTTAGTGTAATTGTAGTGACTTGCTTTGTTTACTTCGGTCATATAATCGACGTGTTGCTCTGCAATTACACAAGCCAACCGTTCGACTTTTAACTCGCAAACACGAATGGATTTTCTGTATTCGTTAATCAATTTTACAAGTTCAAATTCATTTTGATTTACATACTCATATCCAACAGGCATATAAACTACTTTAGTAGCAACTTCTTTGTTTTTGTTCATTAAGTACACATATCCAATAACTGCTAAAATAGACACGATAATTCCGTAAGTGGTAATAAGTGTTAAGTCTTTGTAGAAACTCGCTAAAACACCGCCTATTGCACCACCGATAGCAGTGTAAACAACATCGTTTATATTTCCTTGAATTTTAAATATCCGATTTTGAAATAACTCCCAAGCACCACCGATAAAAACTAAAGCTAAAGTGCTAAACATAAAGCCTAAAAACCAACCGTATTGATTAAGAGTATAAACATCGGTTAAGTTTAGAATGCAATACCCTAAAATAAATCCCATAAAAACGTGAGCAATATTGCCTATTTGATTAAAGTTCATCTTGTAGGTTGTATTGGTTAATTTCTTCTTGCGTTGCGCCCTCAATCCAAACTACATCGAATTTAGGTTTAATAAAAAATTCAGTTCTTAAAACCGTTGTGTGATTTTCATTCGGTGCTTGTTCTAAATTAACACCGAATAACTCAAAATTATTGTCGTCTAAAATTGTATAAAACATTATTTGCTAGATTTTAAATTAATTGCACGTTGTGTAACTGTATCAGCTACGTTGTTTAATGTTGCCGTTGAAATTAAATAATAACCACTAGATAAAGTTAAAGTTGTAGTTGATTGTGCTTGTGTTGCAATTTCATCTGTAACAGCGTTTGCAGTAAATAAAATACCTCTTAAAACACTTGAAGCATTGATTGAATAATCACGTTTAAAGCAAGGTAAACTTTGAGTTGAAGTAATTGTTGTAGTAGCTATTTTAACCGCACCAGCTATATTGTTTGAATTTGTACTTAAGTAAATAGCAACCGTTGCGTTGGTTGTTCCTGTTCTTGAGTATGTGCTTATTAAATTTAACCAACTATTTATTTTCATATCATTAGCAGTTATAGCTTGGTTAGATATGATTTGCTCGGTTAAAACACCCGTACTTGTATAATCTGTAAAATCTTGTAATATTTCTCTAGTTCGTAAATCTACTTGTGCTTGCGTTGCTAATCCTAAAGTACTTGCTGTCTTATTTTCCCAAAGAGAAGTAGAACTTTCGTAAGCTAAAATATCATTATCAGCTACACTTGTAATTAATACATCGTGTATTTCTTTTAATTCAAAACCGTTTTGAACTCTCACAAATATTTCCCCAACTGTTGCGTGAACTCTACTAACAACACCGATATAAACTAAATGCGCTGGTGCTACGGGTTTACTTGCTAAACCAAATATTAAATTTCCACTAACTCCTAACCAAACAGGGTCGCCAATCGTAGCAGTTGAAGTATTCAAACCATCTAATAAACCACTTGTAACAACGGTTACAATATCATTTGTTACTCCCGTAGTCGCAAGTAAACCAAGCGTTTTACTTGACGTAGCTTCACTTGAATTTGATGCTTTAGAAACGATTATATTTGTTCCTGTTGCACTAGAAATGTAAACCGCTTGACCTTTAGTAATTCCTAATGCTAATTTAACTGTAACTTTATCAACTGCATCGGTATTAATATTTGCTAAATCAGTTGCTAAATTTGATAACTGTGTAAAGTCAGCTGGTTGTAATAACCCAGCATCAGTTGCATCTGCTAATGGTAATGTTGCATCCGTTCCTGTTGAACTTGTTACAATTCCGTTTGTTGGACTTGCTGTGTATGCTAAATCAGTTGCACCACCACTTGAAGATTCGTTAAACCTAGACTTTACTTCTTCTTTAGTTATTAAAGGATTTTTAAACTCTATTAATTCAATTTTTTTAACTATTCCGCTTGTAGTATTTTCCCAAGTTGTAACAAAATAATCACTTCCTACTTTTGCCAATTCATTAACCCAAAAACCACGCATAGTATAAGTTTTTACAACATCGATTTGAGAAGGTAAACCCGTACTAACTGCATCAATTAAATTAAAAACATCATAAGTTTCAACAAAACCTAAAAGAGAAGTGTTTATTACAAGTGAATTAGCAGCATCATAAAAGAAACCCGTACTTGGCAAACAATTCATTGGATAAGCAGTCATGGTGCTTAAATCAATACCTACACCACCAACACTTGCACCAATATTTGCTTCTCCACCACAAAACGCCCAATCAAAATCTGAAGCTAAAGCAAAATCATCTGTTAAACCATCTATGTTTAATTGTAATTCAACATTACTTAAATCACTTAAATCTACTTT